AAAATATTTTAAACATTCGTTATCCCTTAATAATTAACTACACGCCCTCGGATGTCTTGATTTGGAAATTTAACTTCAAATATACTAGGATCCAATGATGGATAAATTACACCATTTTTTGTTGCAGTGTTTAAATCATAAATATTACCAGAATATCCGGCATTAGAATTGTACAGGTTTGAAAATGTAACACCAATAACTGATTGAACTCCATTAACATTACCCAATGTATTACTTACATCTGATTTGATAATCGGTTGATTAATCTGCCAACGATCAATATCAAATAATTGTTTAACAGCGGCAATACTTCGTAGCAAAACATCGTTGCTATTAAAATTCGGTAAAACAGAAATTTCAAAACGTATTCCAATGTTAATTATGAATGCATCTTTTATATTTACTGCATCCGTTAACATTCTGTAGTAATTCAAATATGTTTTTAAATTTTCTTTAACAGCTTGATTTAGTTGTGTTAGTTGCTTAGATTCGTTGAATCCTAAAACATACATGTTTAATGCTAATGGATTTCCTATGCGGGTTTCGTATTCCTGTTGTGATATTTGATCATCAGGTACAATGTATGCTTTTGCAACACTTCCATATTTTGCTGGCATCGAATATGCACGTATTATGTAATCTTCTCGGGTAACTAAACGATTCTGGGTAGCAAATGATGCCATTGCATTATTTTTTATTTCGGTCAATGTGTCTGCAGTTTTTGCACCCGTAGCCGGTGATTCATTTGTTACAGCAAGTGTGCTTTTAACGAAATTAACAATGCCAATACTGTTTGTAGAATTTATATTTTCATTGTATTCAACAAAATCAATATTTGTTAATGTGTATGCAGAAACATTGTCTTGAATTCCATTTCCAATGGTATATGTTACAGTTAATGTGGTATTAGCTGGTGCCTGTCCATAAGCTCTTGTATATAAAAAGTTAGATGGATCTATATCAATATCCACAGATCTGCGAAATCCGGCTAATCCGTTGCCTACATTGTCTGGATTTGGTATAATTTCTTCATCATTATTATCAGAAATTCCAGCTCCAAACTGTAATTCTATTTTATTGTCACTACGCATTCTGGTAATGAAGCGTTTAGATGATTTTCTCAGTTTCAATAAACTAGGGCAACTAGATCTATACTGATATAAATCCGGATCATTTTCCAATAAATTAGGAACATCTTCAAACACAGTATCTTGTGCTAAATATGGAACTTGATACCAATTATCTCCATCTGATTCTTCAACGGATATTATTTCAATGATGTTGGTTTCTGGCAAAACAACTTTATCATATGCAATAGGTGATCCAAATGTAAATGTTGCTGTTTTAGTTTCTCCGGAAACTGCTTTTACTGATTTCTTTAATAAATAATATGTAGGTTGCAGTGTTACATCATCTGTTTCATATATGGTAACCTCCGTAGGATCAAATGAAGATGAGAATGCAAAATCCACTGAATCCAATGTTCTGAATACCGCGGTACCATTTTCTTGTTTTATTCGCATACCAGATTTAACAGATAATGCATATTCATAATCTGGACGCACACCGCTACCAGATCCAATCGATGGAACTAATTGATACACACTTAAAGTTGTATGAGCTGGTATAGCATTTTTAGGCATATATCCTAAAGCACGAGCTAAATCAAAAACATTGCCACGCTCTGACGCACGTTCTAATAAAGATTCCTTTAAGTTAGTATCTGCATAAAAAGATAACACATCACCAACGTATGCTGCTAATTCTATAAACAACATACCCGGAGACGATTCATTGAAATCGGTATATGTTTGTGGAAAATACTGTTTAGTAAATTCAATTAAATTGTTTCTGAATTGACCAAAGTCTTTTCCTAAATATGATATATCTTTTATTTCCATGGTATCCTATGTTATTCTACAGTTACTGTGTTATCATTATTAACATATATCTTAATACTATCCGTACTAAAATTTTGTATGCTATATGATAATGAAATTGACACATGATGTATTGATGTTGGATCATCATCTGCTGTCACGATGTCTAATTGTTCGATTCGCACGTAAGGTAACCATGTAGATATTGCAGAAGTTAATGTGTCCTGTATATCTTGTTTTAATTCAGTTACGTTTGGTTCAAAAACCATAGAAAGTAAATTTGTACCAAACTCTGGTTGCATGTAACGCTCACCAATCTGTGTTAATAATAGTGTCTTTAAATTTTCTTTGGTTTGCTCTGGTATTGTGTATAATGGTTGAAAAATGCCATTTCTGTTTGTTAAACGAACACCTAGTGCAGTATTAAGGGTTTCATTAATATTCTGTACTTGGGTTTCGAAAACATATGCCATTAGTTACCTTTTTTCTTGTTCATTGCTGCCATTAATGCAGAATAATCTCTCGTAAGAGCTTGTTGAACTTCTGGTGCTACATCATAAACCTTACCAGTTTCCGGGTCTTCCATTACTGCAGGAGCTGCAGCCGGTTGTGCATTTCGTCGCATCATTCCAAATGATTGAGCATCTGCAGATGTAAATGACATTTCATCTACACCTTCATTCATTAAATCTGCTAAGCTATTCATAGCAGATGGAGTTTGTTCAATTAATGCTTCAGTTTCATTTAAAACAGATGCCCATTTATTTTCTGCAAATTGGACTTTAGGTTTTCTTGCAGATTCTGAAACCTGTCTAGGGGCAACCCGTACGGTTTCATGCCTAACTGGTTTAGGCTGTGCCATTTCATTAATGGTAGATTGTAACCCTTCTCGAAGAATCTCAGTTAATTCTTCTTTAATAACTTCACGTACAGCCATTTTAAGGGCTTTTACTAATGTTTTTGTATCCATATGCATTCTTTTATATAAATATTAAGTCCACGAATTTTGATTAGGTTTTGGGCCATATACGCGCTGTGTTTCGGTATCAATGTAATAATCATCTATAGTTCCGATGCTATCTGCGGGTGCTCCGGCTCCTCTGAACACTCTGCTAGGTGCTTCAGTAATGTTATCTAACACATCTAATTCCGATTCTGTTAATCTCTGAATTTCAGTAATTCGGTCATCAATATCCTGCGTTGATACATTGAAATCCGAATAGAATTCACTAGGATATAATGCATCAAATCGGTCACGCAGTGTTTCAGTATCGCTAACTATGATATCCGAATCATTACAAACTGAATTCAGTTTAGATTCCGCCAAAGCAACCACATCATTAACACGATTACTTGCATACAAAATTCCAGTTACGATGGTATTTAATATGTTTAATGTCGCAGATACATTTTGAATTAGTTCCGCTGATGCTGTTAATAATTGTGTTTTTGGTCCTTCTGGGACTCCGGGCACGGCTGGTATAGCTAATTGTATTCCTACAATAACATTTGCTGTGGTTGCTGCAGTTCTTAATGCAACTGATATTGGTTCTACAATATCTGCAATTCTTTGCAAATTTTCAGCAACCTTACGTAATTGATCTAAATCTTGTTTTATGGCATTTACCTGTGCATCGCCGCAACTAGCAGACGCGGATAATGATTCTACTCGCTGTTCGAGTTTTGATGCAATTTTATTTAAAAGATCTTTTTGTTTAAGAAAAATAGGTAATAGTGCCGTTAATACTGTTAACGGTATTTTTGGAATTCGATCAAATGGAAACACAGTAGCCATTATGCTTTATCCTGTTTAATTTGCTTGTTATCGATATCATCGATGCTGTTTAATGTGCGTTCATATAGTGCTAATACTGCGGGGTCGATAATAACTGGCATGGATCCTGCACGTAATCCGGTTTGTAATATATTAATGATTGCTGTGAATAATTCTTTAACCGGCTCATTATGTAAACCAGGTTCTTTGTCTGATTTGGTTCCTATGGATAGCAATGGTGTATTTACTTCAATTGAAGTTTTACTATCCAATACAATGATATCGGATTTCGATTTCAGTGTTATTCGATCTGCTACACCGATAAATTGTGAACCATTAAAACTAGTTTCGCCGGCACTTGTACGTATTGCGTTATTTAAACGAAATTTTGTTAGTTTTTGGGTACTAGTTAAATATAGTGATGAATTATCTGTTTGTATGTCTTCTACTACAAACTGTTTGTTTGGTTTGTTTTTTCTGCCATTAGATAATACAATAATCGGCGACCCCTGTTCTAAGTCACCTCCTCCGGAACCTTTCCACGGAGATGGAATATTGTAATGACTTTGTGTT